AGATAGAGGATGCACCTCAAATAGACGAACTTCCATTTTAATTACGAGGCATTTGGTTTTCCGTAAGATTTCCCAATGTAAGTCCTCACTTTTTTATCATGCAAAAAAAAACTAATAGTTATCTAGTAAAAGATCCTTTACTAAATATTCATTTCAAAATTATCAATGGAGTAAGATATTGGCTTACAGTACCTCCTGTTGGTTATCAAAAATGAGTGATTCTAAAAAACTAAAAAAACTAAAAGAAATAAGACGTAAAAACTTAGAAAAAAATCTTTTAGATATAGAACTTAAAGGCTACGATCACTACATTTTTATAAACGAAAGAAACAAAGCTCAAGTAGTATCAAAACAAGGTGGATGGGTAACAGAGCATATACGCACTGCAATACTAAAATTTAATTATGAAATAGATAAAATTGATAAATTACAGGTAAAAGATTTTACTAATAATGAGATTAAGGAATATGAAAAAACTTCTTAATCGGATTAGTTTTTTTTTCTTTTCTAATTTCCTTAACTACAACGTTAGCTTCAAGTTCAATAAGTCTACCTAGCATTGATGCAAGAAATACATCTTGATCCATCTGATGCCTGACAAGATGCGTACAATATCTTTTGATATTATCTATGTCATTGCTTTTCATTATTTCTCTGCAACGCATTTCAACTGATAGTTCTAACTCAGCAGGTGCTGGTTCTATATCTATGTTGAGGAATTTAGTAACTTTCATTTTACTGGAAATAATTTTTCTTCAATCATCTTGACGATTGCATCATCAACATCATTGTCAGATTTTTTTGCTAAATCTTTTAATAGATTCAAAGCAGCTTTTCGCAGTGATTCTGATTTTCCAAACCTGATAAATAGATTGATTAGAAACTTAGACATAGTTTGTTAGTTTTTCCAAACATAGCTAATATGCCAGTAATAAACAAGAAACCTTAATCTTATGGCTGAAGAAAAAGAAGAAAAGGAAGGTATTGAGTGGGGTGAAATCTTTGGTCACACTATTCGATTTATGATTTTGACCTGGAGTTTATCAATGATGACTTTGGGGTACATGGGCAAGGTAAGGATTGATGGAGCGTTCACGGCAGGATTGGTTTCGGGGGTCTTAGGATCTTATGGAATTAGTGTAGGACAGAAGAAAAGTGGCATAAGTAACAGCAATGGCCCTAAAATAG